GCCAGCTTCACCAAGAGAATACAAATTTGTGGTTCCTGCTGCATTTGATTGACAGACATCGCCTTCTTTTATAGCTGCGGTAGCCTTAATCAAACGTACATACCGAAGAGAAGTGTTACCGTTCTCGTCCATATACAGGTCTTCATAAATTTTACCAACAATCGCTTGTTTATCAGTAGCGCTGTATAAAGCGCTGGCTCTTATTACATTTGACATTTTATACTCCTATGGTTCGTCAGAGGTACATGCTTGAATCAGAAGCTGATGTACAGCCAACTGAGATTCAAGGAAAACATAACCAACGTCAGCATCCATGTTTCCATGCAAAGTATGATCGGTGAACTTGGTCACTCGGAAGTCATTGTTTGCATTGACATAGTATTGGATACCGTTTGGATTGAGTAGATAGACAAACTTGGTGTCAGTGCTACCAGAAACGGCTTGAATGCGAGCATCGGTTATAAAACGACTGTTGTAGTATTGAACACCGTTGATAACATGGATGGTCTTTTGGGCCATTCCTTTTTCAAGGTCTTCTGGTCGATACATCAAACCTGACATGGTTCCATAAGTTCGAACAGCATCACCAATCTCTACATGATTCAAGATAGAAGTCAAACCGATTGAAATACCTTCATTGTCTTGTGCGTATGAATCAGCAGTTATTTTAAGTTCTTCTGCAACAGTAAGAAAGTCGGTTCCAATACCAGTATGAGCCTTGTACTGATTAAACCAGTTGTTTTGATCATCAACCGTATCTTGAGTACGAGCAAGATTCATGTACGCATTACCAGCAGTAGCTTGGTCAGCCGGAGTATCAAACTCAAGAGCACCACGTTCAAAACCTGATGAGGTCAACCCTGAAGCAAATCCATTTAATGTTCCAAATCCACTTAGAACACCTACATCACCAACAAACATTTGTCTGGCAACACTGTTCTGGAACGACTGCATTACTGCCATTGTCGTATCCTGGACCCAACGCTTCTTGTCTTCGTTTGACTGCATGCGGTCACGGTCGATGTGAGGCAGAATAATCGGCTTCACAAATCGTGCCCAGTCACCGAAGATAAAGTCGAAAGTCTCTTTCTTGGCTAGGGGGATTTCAAGGTTGGTTCCATTCAGTTCAGAAATGTCTGAATGACCGGATTTGATACGAGGTACACGTACGTTCGTACCACCACTTCGGATTACCTTGTTACGCTTTCGCATGGCATCCAGAAGTGGGTTTTGTGAGTAGAAAGAAGGAATACTCTTCTTAACTACATCTGGAACTGTAAAGTTCGCAAATTCTAACAGACCCATGACGGTTCTCCTTTAGTTGTTACATATCAAGTAAATACTCGCCGCGTGACAGGATGTCATTGAATGACATGTCTGAAACGTTAACGGCGGGCATGTTGGGAGCAAGTTCGCCCCCTGAAACGAGTGCTTGCTTACCAGCGCTGGGGTTTTGCTGTTTGACAGCAGGTTGCGGCTCACTTGAAGAAGGAGTTTTAGCAGACGATGGGGCAGAACCACCATGCCTATAGATTGCCAATTTGTAAGCATCAACCATTTTGTCATACAACGAATCCCCGATATATCGGCTATGAAACCCATCGTGCTGCATAGCTTCTATAAACGCTGCCTTCACGGCATCGTTTTGTGTATCATACTCCGGAAATTCAATCATGAACAGACGATGACACAACTCAACATTCTCTGTAGACATCAAGTCATAACTTTCGTTTATGGCATTATATTCAGTAATGATCGGCTCTAAGTTGCCTTTTTGCGCTTCATCCAAGTTTGTCATAAGTGTTGTAAAGTGTTCACTTAATTCTTTGTATGATGATATTTGTTCATCTAGCTCGGTTTGCGTTTCTAGTACCAAATTAAGTATTGGCTCTATTTCCTGCCTAGCCTCTTGACTAAGAGATGACAAGTCAACCTCTTCCCATGATTCATAAACCTTGGGTTCGGATGAACTGTCCTCCGTAGATTGCTCTTGTAATTCTTGTTCGCTATCTAGGGATTGGGGATCCTGATGGGATTCCAAGTCCGGCTGGGATTCCTCCGGCAGGGACTCCTGCGGCAGGGACTCCTCCGGCTGGACCGAAGTTTCCACCTGGTGCAAATCCTGCGGCTGCTCCGATTGGGACTCCGGCTCCGGTTGGGACTGGTCCGACACCGGCTCCGCTAAGTTCACGGGCTCTGTTGACGGCGATTGCGAGATCGATTGCTCCTGAGTTGACTCCATCGATAAACTCCTTAAGTTGTTCGGGTTGTTGTAGGTTAAAAAGTCCTGGATCTATGGCGTCGATTACAATCTGAAACGCCGCCAGCAGTTCTGGTGTAAGTTGATCAGTTGCGACATCAAGCAATCCCATAGCAACCATCTTAGCAGTAGCTTGTTGCAAAGTTTCAGGTTCAATCATCATCATCATGTCGCCTGTAATTTGTGCTGGTGCTTCGGTAGCGGGTGCTGCTGGGGCTGCCGCCATTGGTTCTGCTGCGGGAGCCGGTGCCATTTCTGCCGGAGCGGCTGCATCCGCTGGCATGTCAACACCTGCCATGAGAGCACCTTCCAATTCAAGTAATGCTTTCGACAGTTCTTGTGACAGTTGTTCATCTGTCATCTTTTCAAGTTGATTCGGGTTTGTCATCGCTTGGTCTGCTTGATTCATACTCATCGTTTACTTCCTTCCATCTGTTATATTGGCTGTCTGTCCAGCCAGTCTTTTCAATAATTTCTTGCTTGTCACCATGGTCGTACCATGCTTCTACCCCACCGGTAGCAATAATTTTTTCTTGGTCAACTATTTGATCTGTAGCATACTCTCTGGACTCTCGCATCTCTTTGGCCGAACAAGGGACTACCCCTTGTTCTTTCTCCCAAGCCTTTTTGTCTTTAGCATCTCGGAATGAAGTTTTACGATTCTTTCCAAGTATCATGTCTTCACTTTGTGCTAAATCGAAAAAAACTTCACTGCCTAAAACAAAAGTAGAAATTTTTCTGTGAGCGTCCAAACCACAATGACATGGCACCTTATCAGGTATGTCTTGATACATGATTCGACGTACTCTGTGTCCTGAACTACAAGTATAGTTGATGATAGGCATTACATTAACCTGCTGTCGTCATGCTCTTCTATGACTTCTACTTCAAGTTCACTAGCGCCACCTTCATGATCAGCATCTGCACCTAACATAAGTACGGGGCCATCTTTGTACATCATCCAATGAAATCCCTCTGGTGCTGGTATCTTCATGGTCTTCTTCTCGCTTTCCATGCTAACCTCGTAGCCTTCTTCTTCCTCACCCATAGACTCATCAATCATTTTCATTGCGTAGTCTTCAGGCCCCATCTTCATTTCCTTAGGCATGTCAGGTGCTTCAAGAAGAATTAGTGCTATTGATTCTTTGTCGCCTTTACGGGCTTTGTGGCATGTTTCTTTGTGGTACATCATAATGGTCCTTACTGTGGTGGAAATTGTAATTGTTGTGCCATCGCCGCTTCACCAGCGGCAACGATTTCTTCTTCGACTTCAAAATCATCTTTTAATATACTGGGCCGAACTGAGAACATCTCAATGAGTTCTTTTGTAATCTCTCGCCAGTTTACTTCTTCATTAGATGGAGTCGCAGCAAATTGCCCAAGCAGCGCAACAAGTTGTTCTCTTCTCACAATCTTGTCTTCCATTAATGGACTGAAAGGTAGTATTCTGAATTGTGGACTGTTCTCTACTATCTCTCTGGCAATTACACTGCCATCTACATCTAACTGTGTTACCCTAGCAATCATGTCCATGTCAACACCGGACGTCTCGCTGTTTGATATAGCCCACTGCAAAACAGCCAATGCTTTGTCGAAACCACGCTTCACAAACTTTGTTAGCACCCTTGTTCTGACTTGCATACGACCTTGGACTGAAGCCTGTACCATGTTGGCTTCTGCGGCTGTTCGTATGTTCTTCACTTGGCCCCGTTGATAATCAGCCATACCTGCAATGTTCTTGATGTTTATTGTGGCCTGATCAAGATGTCTGTTGAAATCAAATGTCGTTGGCATGTCTGGTGTAACGTAAACCATGTCACCAACTAAGTTCTGACCATCTGTTTCAACTGGTACAGGTTCCCAAGTTTGAGAGTTCATGAAACGGGATGCATCTTCTTCATTTGGAAACATTGCTTTGTCATAAAACATGCGCTTTGGAAGGCGTCTGACAATCTCTCTTCTTGCACTTACCAACTCATTGATGTCTTGCTGTAAAGGCGCAAGTAATGTTACGTCAGGTATACCGCGTAACCTACCGACACCATCATGGAACACAAGTTGGTCATATGGATTTCCATATGGCAACTCGGTACTCATCAATATTTGCCCTGTTCCTGTATGAATGTGGTACATCAGTTTCTTTCTAAAGTCCCAATACTCATGCATAGTTACGTATTCTTTGAGCATCTCTTGTTCATACTGCTTGTCATCGTAACCATCGTTCATGTAATCAGCAATCAAAGAACGAGGAAAGGTGTCAGGCTTTATTACTTTTCCGTCCGTAAGAACGTAATAACCGGATTCTATTCTTTGTCTGAGAACATCGATATGTATAATAAACCGCTCACTTGCCCAGCCAACATCAGTCAATCTACGTGCTGAAGGGTCAAACTGAACTTCCCAAGGCATCTTCATACGCCATATGACCTGACCTCTTTCCATTGACCAGGTTATTTTACGCACAGCACCAATAGAAAACAACATGGCATGCAGGGTTGCTTCTCTGGTTGTTTCATCTAAGTTATCTCGTTCTGCCATCCAGTTAAGTACGGATGCAATACGTCTACCAACAAAAGTCGTATCATCATATCTGTCAGGTATTTCGTAGGTCCGCTGTCGGACATCCAATACCTCACACTGTGGCAAATCCAAAGCTAAAGAACTTGTTATCGTATCAATGATGGGAAATATTTCATTTTGTTGAGCATTGTAATTTTCAAGGTCAGAAAGTACAGCGTAACCATCACCTTCCCAAAACTTACCACGCCAATATGAAAGATTTCTGGCATCTTCCCGAGCAATGTTTTTTTTGTAGTATTCTTCAGACTGTTTGATTATACCAACAAGTTTCTTCGCTGTTTTTTGCAGTTTCTGCTTGTCTGACATTTGCTTTGGTTCATCGTTACCGTAACTCATCTGTGCCTTCCCCAGCGTGTATTTGCTTCCGTTTGACTTGACGCATCTATTCTTCTTTGTAACCTTAACATGGCTTCTGCCGCCAATAATTTAGGGTCTTTACGTCTAGAGCGCCATTGCGAACCTCTCTTTTGCATGTATGCCCATGCCGCTCCAGCCCATGCTGATGCCAAGTCATAGTGGCCTCCTTCTTGATCCCGTGATCTTGCACCCCAAGTACCCCTGTAAGACATCAGTTGCCTGAGTGATCTTACACTATGTATGGTAACAGATTCATCTTCAATAAGCTGTTGCATAAATCCTTCAGCTTCTTTTTTTGTTTTGGTGTTTGAAAACCAACCTGCAATGCGGCGTTTGCTTTTACCATATCTGCTTGACGGTCTATGATAAACTCTTCGATAAGCAATGTTTGGATTGTCCACCAGATGAGACAATACTGATTCACCAACACCATTCGACTCGACGTATATCATCGCATCATTGTACTTACGGCCCCATTCTGCAAGCCTTTGTGCCATTTGGTATGCAGATATGTGACCAAGGTATTCTGCTGCCTGTTCACAGGTGCTGATGTTTAGAACAACCACACC